TCAAGACTTAGGAACCTTGATTTTGTTGATTTCTTTATATAGTGTTTCAATTACGGTAGATGTATAAGTATCAAAGGTTATATCTTTCATTTTGTGACCAAGAATACGTTTTCTTATAAACAGATCAACGTTGTTAGACTGACATAATGTTGCAAATGTATCCCTAGTATCATGTATTGTATGCTTCATATTATGATTAGTTAAAAAAGAGGAGAACATAGATGAAAACTGATAGTAGGTACAGTCAATTATTCTTTTCTTTTTCTTCATCAACAGCTGTTTAACAAAAGGTTCGATAAAAGTATGAATGGGAATTACTCGATTTTTACCTGTATCAGTTTTTGATCCAGATACTAAATAGGGGAATTCTGTGTTTAAACAAATATTTTTACGCGGGATATTCAGCAGTTCATTTGCTCTTAAACCAGTGAATATATAAATAAGTATTATTTTAGCCGTATCGCTGTTATCGCTCATCAATGCTCTTATTTCGTCATTTGAGAAAGCATAATGTTTAGTGCTTTCTTTTGCTTTGCCACATTTTATATATTCAGTGTAATCATCGTCACGATTTATATATTTGTGAATAACTGCATATTCAAATATTTTGCTAACTAAAACTTTCATATGTACTTTTGTACCGTAACCAGCTTTATCACGATCAAATATTTCCTGCAGATCGGCCAGACTTATTTGACTGATCTTGTGGTGGTATATACTGTTAAAATGTTTAATCCACGATCTATAACCTTGAGCAGCACTTTTAGATAATGTGCACAATTCTTCCTGATATATAATATCAAAGATTTCTTTAAAGGTAGGCATATTCTTTTCACGCTGATCAACAAGCTTCTGGAATGTATCGGGTGCAAGTGCTTCAGCTTCCGTATCAGTAATCTTATTTTTTTGACCAAGCCTGTATAAAGTCAAAGCATCGTCGGCTTCATCCCAAGTTTCAAAAGTTCCTAAAACTGTTTGTATCTGCCTACCGGTAATAATATCTTTTCCAGTAGTTATTTTAGCGCACCAGGGCCTTCTACGTTTACCTGATAGTTTTATTACTGTTCCTGCTTTGTTCGGCCTGCGCTTAAAAGTCTGCTTTCTAGGCATAATGAAAACACGTCCTTTCTTTAATTTGCCTTAGACGTGTTTAAATGATATAATTAAGCACGTAAAAGGACTTTTGAGAGAGTCTTTTATAACTATGAAGTATTGGTAGTACTTCATTCAAACTTCACTGTTGGTAGCAGTGGAGTTTTTATTTTGAATTATTTATTAATATAAGCTATACTAATGGGGTGAGAATATATGATGAATTTTTTATTGATAATGTTTATATTATTTTTTTAATAAATGCATTTATTGAAAACACTGCGAGAAAAGAATATCTTAGACTAAAAAATAAAATTGAAAACATCGAAGCCTAGATAAATTATTTAACTAAAAAATAGCAAAGTGTATTAGTTGTTATAAATCTAATTAATTTTTTTATTTAATAAAAAGTCCTTGACCATATAACTATTTTTGAATATTATGTAAATGTAAATATTGATTTATTTATAAAAATATGATTATAAATATGCAAATTGAGCATATTTTAAAGTGGGTAGTATATTATCCATAGTTACAAATAACTAAAAGTGGTTGCTTTACCCTGTGGGCGATCCCACAAAACAGCTTATTTTGAAGATGTAGATATACCTACATCTTCTTTTTTTAAATAATATTCAGCGCCTTTCTTATACTAAAATGGATAACAATATCCCAATCTTTGTTAAGTATATCTCCACCATTTCTATATGACCAATTATAGTAAATAACATATTTTTTTGCTTTTTTTGACTTTTTTTCTTTCCTTGAATTTCCAATTATTCCTAATTGATATAAATATTGTAATGTATCATTGATGTCAGTAATGTTTTCATACAAATCAATATGGTTGTCGTAAAAATCAATAATTTCATTATATTTAAAAACTGATTTGCCATAATTTCTTAATAGACTCAATGTATTTTCGATTTCTTCTGGTGAGTATCTTATGCTCATTTCATTTTTAACCTCGTTTACAATTTTTTGAGAATACATCAACTCGGATGTTTTTAACATTCTAAAAGTAATTTGTTTTTCATTTGGATAATTCTTAATTACACAATCAATATATGTAATGAGGTCTCTTGGTCTTCCAAAAGAAAACCTAACTATTTTATCGAATGCAGTATCGTAAAGGTCATTAGAGCTCTTTTCAAATATTATATGTTTAATATCTTTAGGAGAATATTGAATCATACTATTAGTAATATCAGATTTGCTGATTTTATACATTATCATTTTTTCTAATTCACTACCACTTTTAAACCATTCTAATTCAACATTAGAGTCTACAAGTATTTTATTAATGTTAGAATTTCTAGAATTAAAAAGGTCTATTATATCTGATCTAATTAAAAGAATACATTTTGATTTATCACTTTTTGAAGTAGTTAAGATATTTATATCATTAACCACCATTACCAGGTCTATTAAGAATGAAACTAAAGAGTTTGTATCATCCATTTTAATTTCATCCAAATTGTCTATTATTAGGGTTACATCAATGTATTCTAAACAAGATAAAACTAATTTTTTAAATTGATCAATATTTTCAGCAAAGTTTTTTTTTATTATTGTTTTTCTGTAGATGATTCTTTTGTCCCGCCTGTTGATGCATCTATTTTAGATCTTTCATTACCTATTTTACCTGATATGATATCACTTTCAATAATTTTTTTCATTATTTTTATGTCAGTTTCTTTGAATGCGCCGTTGGGATATATTTTAGAATAAAGTTCTTTTATTTCATTATAAATGCTAATGTATTTTTTATACCTTAAATAAGATTTACATTTGTTGATAAATGTTGGACGTTCAGGATAAAAATCTTTACACTTTTTTTTATTATTAATGATAGTTATAATGTATTGATTGTAAATATAATATTCTTGAAATAATTTAGATATGTCTTTATCAATTTTTGGAGAATACATTTCAATATAGTAATTTAATGATATTTTTTCCAACTTACTATAATCGACAATGAATAATCCATTATTATTGATTTTTTGATAATATTTTGCAAGTATCGTTTTTCCTGTACCTTTTCTTCCAGAAATTATAAATTTATATTTATCAAGTAACTCACTATATTTGTTGTTTTGAGTATAAAACATATCTAAAAAATTATTTTCTTGGGCTTCTTTTTCACCTTCAGCAAAGCCTATTTTTATTTGTTTTAATTTAAATTCATTCATTTAATCTCTCCCTTTATTTTTTATATAAACACTATGAAGTGTGTTTACTGTATTTGATTATGACTAGATTTGATTTAAATATTGTGTTAAAATTATTTTGTCAGCGATAGTAGCTTTACGGGGCCTATTGCGAATTACCATCCCATTGCAGTGGGGTGGTTTTTTTATTAGTTTGTATAGTTATTGGTAATCAGAACTGAATAATATCCATCATAATTTTTAAAATCAAAACTTTTGTTATTTCTTATAATAATTTTAGCTCGATGACGAAGTAGAGTTTTTTTTGAAAACGTATTCTTAAACATTATGTCTAAATTGAAAAAGAAAATATCACTTTCTTTATAATAATTATTAACTAATGGTTGAATCATTAATTATCTATTATTATTAACTGGTAGGCACTCTAATTCAGTACCGCTAATTAAAATATTTTCAAAGTTGTTACACATAGTAATTTTTTCATTTCTTCGTAAAAATCTTAAAGTTTCTTTTGAATCGTCACATTTTGAGTGTGAGATTTCAATATCTAGCGCTTCACCTCTCCCAATATTTTCAATATTAAGAAGTATATTAAATGCTAAAATTGTATCATCAGAATTTGTAACTACTTTCTTTTCACTAGCATTAGTGGGGACCGAGACTTTTAAAATAGGTTTGTATAATATTTCCAGTTCTTCATCACGTTGAATACTTTGCTTTTCTAATGTTAAAATAACACCAATTAAGGTTATACCCCCACCTATAATAGCACCTGAGTATGAGAACATATCCCCTTCACTAGGTATACAATTTCTTACGAATAAGCCACCGATTAATAAAATAATGACTATAACAGCAACTCCTCGAACATTAGATTTAATATGCTTTTTTATATCTGTATTTTTATTATTCATAATCTTTTCTCCGACATCATTAAGTGTATTTAATATGCTAAATATTTAATGTTTATTTAATATTTTTATGATATAATATTAATGCGTTGTTATATTAAAATTGATTGGTTGTCAATTTATAGTGCGCTGGTGATTGATGTTGGTATGTCACCTTGACCATCCTATTGGCGTAGGGTGGTTTTTTTACGTTCATCTACGTGTGGTTTAGAGCATAATTTATAAAATATCTCTTTTTGCTTATATCTTCGTATTTCAGTGTTTCTAAACGTGATTAATGACTGATATGCGTATTTGGCACATTTTTTAGAGAGATTAAAATATTTTTGCATTGTTTCTTGATTTCGTATTACATTTGATTCCCAAAGTAATTTTGCAATTGACGTAGGAGCTAATAATTCAGTAGCAAAAGCATTAGCCTCTTGTTCCATTAATTTGTGCTGTTCATCGGTTAAATTCATAGGATCGATACCATCAAAATGGTGATGCTCTAAGACTATATGAGCAAATTCATGGGCTAAAGTAAAAGTTATTCGTGCTTCTGGGTACATCGTATCGTTATAAAAAATAATATAGCGTCCCTCCCCTGCATAACTAACCATACCGTCATCCGTTTTGAGATATTTGCATACATAATCAATAGGTTTATTCGCTTTCTTAGCTAAATCACTATATCTATATAATTTAACTTTCTTACCATAATGTTGCATTATTAGGCCAGCAGGAGATACGGGCAAAATACAAAACCTGCTGGTAATAATAATATCGATTGCTTTTTTCTTTGCAAAAGTATATCTAGGCTGATCAGGAAATTTATTCATCGTCATCTTTAAAAGCATCTTCAAAAGCCAAATTTAGTAACCCTACCATCTTATCTAGATCCGAATCGCTCATTTTTTCTGATGCCCGTCTTATTACCTGAATTGTTTGTTCTTGTTTTGGGTTAAGATTACCTATATCTTGAGAATGTAAGGCCTCTTTCTTTTCAGTTTCCTTAAATTCTAAGTATTTTTTTATTCTGTCTTCTTCATCTAAGTCTTCTCTGAACCAGGGCGGTACATATACGTCCTCTAAACTTAAGTAATCAATCGGGTCATTTGTAAAGCCAGTAAGGTATTGTGGTGTAGTTTTAAGAGCCTCAGACAGGTTAATAATATTGGAAACTGTAAATTTACCCTCTTTAGATGCTAATTCATTTTTTAGTTTTTCTAAATCAATATCTGTTATACAAGCAAGAGCTTCAACGTCTATGCCATTTTCATTCATTAATTTTTGAACTCTATTTGATAAAACACAATCCGTATAGCTATTTCGTACATCTGTTTTTCCTAGTAGATAATTCATATCCACATTAAAATAATCAGCAATTTTTTCTAATATTTCAAAGTTAGGTTCACGATTTCCACTTTCGTACATTCCTACTGCGCTTTTCGATAATCCAAGATCTTCCGCTAACTCTCTTTGTGACATAGATTTTTCTTTTCTTAAAGCTGCAAGAACCTCACAAAATTTTCTCATCTTAAATCACCTCATAAATATAATAACACGTTTTGTGGCTATGTCAATGAATAAAAACCACGAAATGTGCCACTACTTATTGACAACGAAATGTGGGCAATATATAATGTGCTTGTGGCCACATATTGAGAGCGAAAGGAGGGCAATAATGAACAATAAAAAAATTGGGTCTACCTTAATTGATTTAAGAATCAAGGCGGGGGTATCTCAAAGAGAATTGGGAGCGGCAATCGGAGTATCAAGAAATGCTATAGCTAATTATGAACAAGGTATCAGAATTCCAAGAGATGAAATAAAAGTAAAACTTGCAAATTATTATGGAAAATCTGTAGGAGAAATTTTTTTTAATCATTAGCCCACATAACGAGGGCGAAAATAACGGAGGAAGAAACTATGAATGAATTACAACCAATTGAATTAAAAAATCAAAGAGTATTAACCACAAAACAGTTAGCGGAGGTGTATGAAACTACTGAAAATAGTATTAAAAATAATTTTGCTAACAATAAAAGCAGATTTGCTGAGGGGAGAGATTACTACTGCTTAAAGGGTAATGAATTAAAGGAGTTCAAGAACTTGGTAAATGATATTGACCTAGTTAATCCAAGAGCTCCGCAGTTATATTTATGGACTGAACGTGGTGCTAACCGGCATTCTAAAATTCTAGATACTGACAGAGCTTGGCAACAGTTCGATGTATTAGAGAAAACATATTTTAAAGTAAAAAACAGCATTCCTCAAATCAAAACAGATCCAATATCTTTATTCAAATTAACTTATGAGGCAGTTGATCAGATAAATGACCGCTTGACAGCTTCCGAAAAGAAGATTGACTTACTAGAGGGAAATATTATTGTCACATACGAACAGTCAAGAATGATTGGTCAGATGACAACAAACAAAGTTACTGAAGTTCTTGGAGGTAAAGGATCTAAAGCCTATACGTATTTATACAAAAGAGTATTTGCTTTATTCTGGAATGATTATAGAAAGGCTATGCATGTTCAGTCTTATAAGCGGACATTGAAATCAGATTATGAAAAAGCACTTAAATTTATTAATGACTGGAAACCTGAAAATGCAGTAGAGGCAGCAATTGATCTATTAGTTGTAAATGAAGGAAAGAAGAAAAAATTATGAGTGTAAATTTAATAATTACGATTTTAGTATTTGTGATAGCTGTTTTGTTTTATATAAATCTAAAGTGTATTCAGAGAAATCATGAGCTTTATCTAAGTATTTGTAAACTTATTGATGCATTTGATTACCATGCTGGCGAAAATTTAAAAACTCAGAAAGCAATTCTTCAAACTCAAAATTTGACCTGCAAGTGGGCGGAACTAATGACTAAACAGAAAGAGGTGAGGGAAACTGATGAAACAGATTACTAATGTTTATGTTGAGCCGTTCAGGAGAACGTGTGCAGTAATTGATGTAGATACAAATTCTTTAGGGATATTTATTGCGCAGGGACGAAGTCTAAAAAAGCTTAAATCTTGTATAAGAACGTGGCTAAAGAAAAAAAAGACGTGGGATAGACGTACGTCTTCAATGGTGAATAAAGCAATTAAAAATTATCAAAGGAGGTGAGAAAGATGGAAAAGGTTGAAGCTCTAGGCGTTACGTTTGAAGAGATTAAAGAACGTACGGGACTGAGTAAGGATTTTGTGATTAGTGCAGTTGTTAATGGATCCTTTCCAGGTAGTTACAAAATAACAGAGTGCGAAAGGCGATACATTTATGTTCCGCGAGGCGCATTTGAAGATTACATGACAAAGTGGCATCGGGAGCCGAGTGAAAAGCTGATTGATGCGTTGATAATTGCGTACAACAAAAGTACAAAAAAAGGCACTGCGCCAACAGTACCTAACAAAATTAAACCATCTTCATTATAGAAGATATTTAGGAGGAAGTCAAAGTGGAAGATAAGATTAAGGCTTTAGTAAAAGAATTATTTGATTCAGGCATGACTTTAGATGAAATCATTGAAACCGTAGCATCTATTGCGATGACTGAGGACTTTAAGAGGAGTGTAAATCATGAATCTGAATAATCTAAGACCTCGTGGAATTGTAATTGTTGTAGCAGTTGTTTACATATTTGCTGAATTTGTAGCGGGTATCGTAGGTATGGTTCTATGAAAGACCGTACTTTTATCAAAATACTGATATTTGCTTTAGCAATGTTCATTGCGCTAAGTGTTTACCAGGTATTAGTAATTAGAAATTTAAAGTCCAGTCTCGAGACAGTAACAAAGGATCGGGACCAGATCATAGAAAGATATAACAGAGGAGGATAGAGAATGGCGCCAAAGATAGTGTGTATAAATGTTTTTCAGGGAGTTGGTATTGCGGGTCAGTTTGAACTAGGGGAGTATTCTGGAGACAGTACAGAAACTAGGATTAAATTAAGGGCTAATGAAGGGTTTCTAGGTGACTTAGATCTAGACATTAATTTTCATGGCACTTTGGAAAGGGCAGCTTTAGCTGTAGCATTAATGGAAGTATCATGTGCGCTAATAAAAGAGGGTGATTAAAGATGTCAACTGAAGACACAAGTGATTTAAAAAGATTTGAAGATGCCGATAGATACATGCAGCGATGTGATGACTGCGGTAATGAATGTGATGATTTAATCGAAACAGAAATCGGGTATCTGTGTCCGTACTGTTTTGATGAATTTATAAAATAAAATTGGAGGAAGAATTAATGGAAGTAAAAGTTGAATTAGGCTTATCGAAAGGTTTAGAAAATGTTATGAACCGTTTAATAAGTGCAATCGAGGGTGTAGGTCCTTGCGGTAAGAGTACTGAAGAAGATTCTATAGTACTGAATAATGTTGAAGAAAAAACAGCTGAACCAGTTAGCGACGTTGAAATGGCTGAGCCGGTAGAAGATACAAAAGATGAAGTAGACCAGGATATCGATTATCCTGCATTAAGAAAAGAAATTAAAAAACTCGGTATTAAACTGGTACAGGCTAAGAAACAAAGCGAAGTTAAGACACTGACAGCTAAGTACGGGTATACAAAAATGGACGAGCTGCCTGATGATAAATTAGCAGTTTATTTGGAAGATCTAAAGGAGATTCAAAATGGATAAGACTGTAGATCATTTCCAACGGGACCACGCACTTCTTAGTGCCAGCGGTGCATCAAGGTGGCTTAAATGTCCGCCTTCCGCATGTCTGGAAGATGAACTTCCGGACACAACAAGCGAATTTGCCAAAGAGGGGACTGTTGCTCATGAAGTATGCGAAATACTTCTTAGAAAGCATCTGGGACTTATTGCAATGGCTACGGCCACTAAAAATATAAACAAGCTTAAAAAAGATGATCCCTTCAGTGATGAAATGATTGATTATGCCAATGACTACATTGATTACATAACTGAAAAGGCTAAAAGTGATGATGCTGTAATTCTTGTTGAAGAACAGCTTGATTTTTCTAAATATGTACCTGAAGGGTTTGGTACCGGTGACTGTATCATCGTTCAGGACGGAGTACTGACCATTATTGATTTCAAATACGGCAAAGGCGTATCGGTCAGTGCTGAAGATAACCCTCAGATGATGCTTTATGCTTTAGGTGCTGTAGAAATGTTTGGCTTTATCTATGAGTTCGATAAAGTGGAAATGTGCATCTTTCAGCCGCGTATCGGTAATATCAGTGAATCAGTTGAAACAGTTGAAGAACTTATTAAATGGGGTGAACTTACGGTAATTCCAACTGCAAAGCTTGCTTTTGCTGGTGACGGTGAATTTTATGCCGGTGATCACTGCAGATTCTGCAAGCTTAGAAACAAATGCAAATATCTTGCCGACTACTGTTTAGAAACAGTAAAGGATGAATTTGAGGATCTTGACGGCAGATTAGACAAATCATTACTAGCTCCTGAAGATATTGCGATGATCATAGGACGGATGAAAATTGTTCAGAACTGGCTTAAGGATGTCGAAAGCTATGCAATCAACGGTATTCTTGAGGGAACGTTAGATGTTCCCGGTTACAAGGTTGTTGAGGGAAGAAGCAACAGGACTTATAAGGATCAAGATAAAGTGGCAGTTGTTTTGACGGCTAACGGTTATCCTGAATCGGTACTTTTTGAAAAGAAACTTTTAACAATAACAGCTATGGAAAAAGCTGTAGGAAAGAAAAACTTTAATACACTGCTTGCAGACCTTATTGAAAAGCCAAAAGGCAAGCCGACGATCGTACCATTAAGTGATAAACGTAGCACGTATACTGCCGCTGATGAATTTGAAATAGAAGAAAATTAAGAAAAGAGGATAAATGGATATGAGTAAAAGAATTAAATTAAACAACGTAAGATTAAGCTATGCAAATGTGTTTACAGCACGTGCAATGGAAGAAGGGCAGGAGCCTAAATATTCAACTCAGGTTATCGTTCCCAAGGATCATCCACAGATCAAAGAATTTAAAAAAGCTATTGTTGAAGTAGCTAAGGACAAGTTTCCTAAATTAGTCAAAGACAATAAAATGCCGGCTAAGTTAAAAAATCCTTTACGCGACGGAGATGATGAACGCGATGATGAACCTGAAGTATATGGCGGAATGTATTTCTTCAATGCGAACAATAAGAAACGCCCTACTGTTGTGGATCGTGACAGAACTCAGCTTACTGAAGATGACAATGTAATTTACAGCGGCTGCTATGCAAATGTTATTGTTGATCTGTTTGGCTATGACACTGCAGGCAATAAGGGGGTATCAGCTGCGTTATGCGGTGTGCAGTTCAAAAAAGACGGTGAAGCTCTTGGTGGCAAAGGTGTAACGGCTGACGACTTCGATGAGGAAGAAGCTGATGAAGATGACTACGACATCTAAGATTCTCCACGTTGATATAGAAACATTTTGTGAATTAGATTTAAGCAAGACGGGTGTGTATGCCTACGCATCGCATCCGTCTTTTGAAATTCTTTTGTTTGCATATGCATGGGATGATGGACCCGTAAAATGCATCGACATGGTCAATGATGAATTTCCGTATGAACTTTTAGATGCACTTGAGGATCCTGATGTAGTCAAAGCGGCTCATAACGCAAACTTTGAAATGACATGTATTGGTGAATACTTCATGATCGACGTTGACCCAAGGCAGTGGATATGTACGATGGTGCTTGCAATGCAAAATGGTTTACCAGGTTCATTAAATAATCTGGGAGGTGCATTAAATTTTGAAGAACAGAAAATGGCGGTAGGAACAACTTTAATTAACTACTTTTCCAAGCCCTGCAAGCCAAGCAAGGCCAATGGTCAGAGAACAAGAAATCTGCCAAGACATGATCTGGATAAATGGGAAACCTTTATTGAATACTGTATCCGTGATGTCGAGGTAGAACAGAAAGCCTATAACTATCTTAAGGGTTTCAAACAGCCTGAATGGGAACGTGATATTTATATTCTTGATCAGGAAATAAATCGAAGAGGTATCATGATTGACCAGCGGTTTGTAAAAAATGCGGTGGATATGGATATCGGCATTACTGAAACTTATATCAATGAATTGAAGGAGATTACAGGATTATCCAATCCAAACAGTACCGCACAGTTTAAGCAGTATCTCGCTAAAGCGGGTATCGAGTGCAAATCGTTTACTAAGAAGACAGGTCCTGAACTTCTGGAATCTGTTGAAGATTCAGCTATCAAAAGGGCTATACAGTTAAAACTTTTACTGGGCAAGACCAGTACTGCTAAATATGAGGCAATGCTAAGAGCTGATAACGGCGATCATCGAATACGCGGTTTATTTCAGTATTACGGTGCCAACCGTACAGGAAGATGGGCGGGTCGCTTAGTGCAGCTGCAGAATCTTCCGCAAAATCATATTGAGGAACTAGATATGGTTCGTGAGCTTGTAAAAGACGATGATATCGCTACACTCGACCTTTTGTATGAAAGTGTCCCTGATACACTGTCTCAGCTTATCAGGACAGCATTTATAGCTAAGGAGGGGTGCAAGTTCATAGTGGCTGATTACAGCGCTATAGAGGCACGTGTAATCGCATGGCTTGCCAATGAGAAGTGGCGTCAGGACGTATTTAAAAATAATGGCGATATCTATTGTGCCTCGGCAAGTGCCATGTTTAAGGTCCCAGTGGTAAAGCATGGTGTCAATGGACATTTACGACAAAAAGGGAAGATTGCGGAGCTTGCATTAGGTTATGGCGGGGGTCCTGCTGCCTTAAAATCAATGGGCGCTCTTGAAATGGGGATTGATGAGGATGAACTTCCTAAACTGGTAAAAATGTGGCGTAATTCCAATAAAAGAATAGCTACTTTATGGAAAAAAGTAGGTAATGAAGCAATCGACGCTATTTATCAACAGACGATTAGAAGAGGTGTTGATAAGGTGCTGTTTGGATTTAAGCGAGGCAATCTCATTATTAAGCTTCCTTCAGGGCGTAAACTGTGTTATCAGGGGGCAAAGATCGTTGATACTGAAAAAGGTCCTAAGATATCGTACAAAGGCATAAATCAGGTATCAAGAAAGTGGGAACTTACTGATACATGGGGCGGCAAGCTTGTCGAAAATATTGTTCAGGCAATTGCGCGTGACTGTCTCGCCCAGGCGATGCTGAGGCTTCGTGATGCGGGCTATGAAATAGTAGCTCATGTACATGATGAGGTGATTATAGAAGCTCCTGTGGAAGCAAATGTAGATGATGTGTGCAGTATCATGGGCGAACCGTTAGACTGGGCGCCAGGGCTTATTTTGAATGCAGACGGCTACGAGACAAAGTATTACAAAAAAGATTAATGAAAAAGGGGCGTAACGAATGAAATTTGACCAGGAACTTGATATAGCTGTGGGAACCAGTCGAAAACAGAAGAAATGGAAAAATACCAGGATGTACTGGTCTGAGCTAGTTGATAAGCTCTCAACCACTGTACGTACTCCTGAAACTATCGGTGACTACAAGAAGATGCCGAAGTCAAAGCAGGACGATATCAAGGATGTCGGCGGTTTTGTCGGCGGTTATCTTGAAAAGGGAAGTCGTTCTAAGGTTAAACACCGTCAAGTCATTGCATTAGATATTGATTTTGGCGATATAAGTATATGGGACAGCTGGGAACTGCTCTACGGCAATGCCAGCTGCATCTATTCCACGCATAAGCATGAAGCGGCTAATCAAAGACTGCGGATCATAATTCCGCTTGACAGAAAGGTAAATGTTGAGGAATATCAGGCGATAGCTAGAAAGATAGCGTATAACCTAGGCATAGATGCCTTTGATGATACCACCTATCAGCCCCAGAGGCTAATGTACTGGCCAAGCACTTCAAGCAATGGCGATTATGTATTCAGGTTTATTGATTCAGAATTCATAAGTGCTGATGATATTCTTAATGAATATGAAGACTGGAAAGATATTACATCATGGCCGACAAGCAGCCGTTCCGGCGATGTAATGAAAAAGGAAATCCGTAAACAGAAGGATCCTTTAGAGAAACCGGGAGTAATAGGTGCATACTGCCGTGCCTATGACATCCACGAGGCAATTGAAAAATTTATAGAGGATTATGATCGGTGTGCAGTGGACAACCGTTATACGTATACAAAAGGGAGTACTGCTGCAGGTGTTATTACTTATGATGATAAGTTCAGCTACTCGCATCACGGTACCGACCCAGCAAGCGGGGTATTGTGCAATGCTTTTGACTTGGTAAGGCTGCATAAATTTAAGGAGCTTGATGAAGAGGCTAAGATCGATACACCATCAAATAGACTCCCAAGTTTCAAGGCCATGGAAGAATTTGCAACTAAGGATAAGAGAGTAATAAAGGAAATAATACAAGCTAAGAACACTATTATCGAAGAGTTTGACGATGAATCAGACTGGGAAGAGAAACTGCAGGTTACCAAGAGTGGAGTTGTTATTTCAAATTATTTCAATATTGAACTGATACTTAACAATGACCCGCATTTTAAAGATAAATTAGGATATAACGAACTTTCCAAGCGCTTCTATGCTCTATGTGATTTGCCGTGGCGTAAGGTGCATAAGTGGGATGCTGAGTTGACTGATAATGACGATGTCTACATCCGTTCCTACTTAGACCGGAAATATGGTATCACGGGTAAAGATAAGATATTTGATGCAACTGTCAAGGCCTGTCAAAAACACTCATTTCACCCTATAAAAGAGTACTTGGAGGGTCTTGAGTGGGACGGCAAGAAAAGAATAGATACTTTATTAATTGATTACTTTGGAGCTCGCGACTGTGAATATGTTAGGGCGGTAACGCGTAAAACCCTGTTAGCTGCAGTTACAAGGGTGTACAAGCCAGGGTATAAGTTTGATACTATGCTTACGCTGATGGGCGCACAGGGCTGCGGAAAATCAACATTCGTAAGAAAACTGGCTGTTAACTGGTATACCGATTCGATTAAAGATATTAAAAATAAGGATGCTTTAGAGGGACTTCAGGGTATCTGGTTTGTTGAGTTCAGCGAGCTTACTGCAATGAAAAAGAGCGATGCCGAAACGATTAAATCCTTTTTATCAGGGACTACAGATCGTTTTAGAAAGGCGTATGGCCGCAGGACCGAGAATTATCCTAGACAGTGTATTTTCATCGCTACAACGAATGAGAGTGCTTTTTTGAGAGATAAGACCGGCAACCGGCGCTACTGGATCGTTAGTGGCAATGCCAAGGGTAAATCAAGAAAAAGCGTATTTGATGATCTAACCGAGGGAGAGGTTAACCAGATATGGGCAGAAGCCAAGTATCTTTATGATAATTCTAATGAACCGTTATTTTTAGATGAGGAGCTGGAAAAAGCGGCTAAAGAGGAACAGGAGTTCTTCATGGTTGAGGATCCTAATGAACTAATTATAAAGGATTATCTGGATAGGCTGTTACCTGATAACTGGGATGATATGGACTTATATGATCGTCAGGATTTCATTAATTTCGATAAGGCGGGAACTGTGCAAAGGACAAAAGTATGTTCAGCAGAAATATGGTGTGAAGCACTCGGGTATGATGATACCAAGAAATTAAATGCCTATGAGATAGCGAATATTAACAAGATAATAGAGAGTACAGGTGTGTGGGAAAAACAGAGAAGTCCAATGAAATTTAGGTTATACGGTCCCAAAAGAGGATATAGAAGGGTAAACAACTGAGGTGAACAGGCTACAATCTGGTGTTTATTCTTGTGTACCCTGTTTATTGATGAAGTAAACAGGTAAACAGGAAATAACTCGATGTTTACTGTGGTGTTTACCACGTTAAACCCTTACGTGATAAGGCTTTCAAGAGATCGGTAAACAAGTAAACACTAAATATATATACAGTATTAAATATTAATATAAATTATATAAAATGCCCGCCTAAACGCAATATGGGTGTATTACGCGTAGGGAAGGTGTTGTTGTATACAGGAGGAAAATAATGATATGATTATCGAATTAGAAATTGGTGATAAGACCGTTGAAGCATTTCGAAGAATATTCAAATCGAAGGAAGAAGTGGATTATCGAGAAATAAAATTAGTTGTAAACGAGTTAAAAATAAGTAGACGGGACTTAGCGTTAGTGAGATTGTGGTTAGGTGTGAAATCACTAGAACGCCCTGACTATAGTCGGCATTGGCTTTTGAGGTATGGTTCGGAGGGTAGGAGAAAATTATATGGCATGGAACAGCAGAACCAATAACAAACCAGAAAAAGAAATAGAGGAATACTTAGTTGAACGAATAAGAGACCTTGGGGGCATGTGTCCAAAGTGGAACAGTCCAGGAACCAAAGGGGTTCCTGATCGGATCGTATTGATGCCAAATTCAATGATATGTTTTGTAGAGACAAAAAGAGAAAAGGGCGGAAGAATATCGCCGATGCAGGAGTGGAGAGCCAAGCAGCTTAAGCAGTACGGTTTTATAACTTTTTTCATCAACACAAAACCGCAGGTAGATAAGCTGGTAGCGAGCCTGATGAAAGGTGAGATTCCTGATGCAGTTTAAGCCATATGCGTATCAGGAAAAATCCATCAACTGGATCCTGAACCACAAAAGATGCGGACTTCTGTTAGATATGGGGCTGGGCAAAACGATATGCACGTTGGTTGCAATCGAAGATTTAATCTACAACCGAATGGATATTCAAAAAGTTTTGATTGTAGCACCGATACGGGTGGCGCAGAGTACATGGTCAGGTGAAATTGAAAAGTGGCAGAATATATCGCACCTGAGATATTCGATTGCGGTTGGAAGTCCTAAGCAACGTATTGAAGCATTGAATCGTGATGCAGATATATACATAATCAATCGTGAAAATGTTGTGTGGCTGATTGAAAACCACAAATGGGACTTTGATATGTGTGTCATAGACGAGCTCTCAAGCTTCAAGAATAATCAGGCAAAACGGTTCAAGGCACTTAGAAAATATATTGGGAGATGTAGAAGAGTTGTAGGACTTACTGGAACACCGGCCCCCAATGGCTTGATGGACCTTTGGCCGCAAATATATCTTCTTGATCAGGGGAAACGTCTCGGAAAGACTATATCACAGTACCGGCAGCGGTATTTCAAACCGGGAAGGTCAAATGGATATGTCGTTTATGATTATGTGCCGTTACCAGATGCTGATAAAGAAATCTATGACAGGATAGAAGATATCTGTATCTCGATGAAGAAAGAAGATTATCTGGATATGCCTGACAAGATATTCAATAATGTTGAAGTAGAACTTGATACAAGAGCATTTGAATACTATAAACGTCTTGAAAAAGACGCAGTAATTGAGCTGGGTACAAGTGATGCAGTACTTGCCTCTAATGCTGCAGGTGCGTGTAACAAGCTTCAGCAGATTGCAAACGGTGCGGTTTATACTGAAGAACATTCGGTGGTAAAAGTCCATGATTCAAAACTGGATGTTCTTGAGGACCTTATCGAAAGTGCAAACGGTCAGCCGGTAATTGTGTTTTATCAGTTCAAGCATGACCAGGCAAGAATTCAGGAGCGTTTTGAAACCAGGGAACTAAAGAATGATCAGGACGTAAAAGACTGGAATGATGGAAATATTCCTATCCTTCTGGCTCATCCGGCCAGTATCGGTCATGGTCTTAATCTTCAGCACGGAGGACATATCATAATCTGGTTTGGCCTTACATGGTCGCTTGAGCTTTATATGCAGGCAAATGACCGTTTGTACCGCCAGGGGCAGGATAAGGCGGTACTGATCTATCACATCATTGCAAAAGGGACTGTGGATCAGCGGATAGTCAAAGCACTTGAAAATAAAGAACGTGGTCAGGAGGCGCTTATGGATTATGTTAAAGCAAAAATTGAAGAGTATGGAGTACGTTAATAAAAGTTAAGATTGTACGTATAGGAGGAATAGCGTATGGAAAATAAAGAAGAGTTATCGAAAGCAGTTAATGATTTAGAAATGACTAAACAAGAACTCATGAAGGAGCTGTTGGATCGTTACCAGCAGCTTGATTCGCTTGAAGGATGCAAAAGTGCTAAGGACACAGTCGTATTGTATATACGCAAGCTGGAAGTTAAACTTAAAGAAATGCTGTAGGAGGAGAATGAATGGACTACAACGAAAAGGTACAGTATTTAAAATCCTATAGGGATAAGTTAGATCAGCTTACATATGTTGATGGACAAATAATGGGGATAAAAGCTATAAGCTATGGTCCAGCTTTAGGAACAAGACAACCAATTGAGCAACTATATGCAAAAAAAGAAGCAATATTTAATGAAATGGAAAAGATAGAGCATACGATCGATACTTTGAAAAACATCCAGGAGCGTCTGGTATTGAAATATGCATATATTCACTTGATGCAGTATGACGAAATCGCTAAAAAAATGGGTTTTTCAGAGCGTAATGTGTATCGCTATCGCCGAAATGCTATAAATAATCTTGAAATTTAATAAAGTTGTCAGTCCGTGTCATGGTATGGCAGTGAAATAGGTGGTATTATGGTAATGTGGAGTTTTTGGTAAAGCCCCACTCCAATAATTTCTTTTTGGTTGATTCGTGTTTCTTATACTTCCCCTTGATTATACAAATATGAAAAAGCTCATTCTCCCAGAGCTTTTTTTGTCTCCAGATAAAGCGGCATCACCTGGTGCTGATACGCCATTCATTTAATGCCTCATTTCATTAATATTCGTGGTGTCGCTTTATGTGGAATGACGTGATATAATTGTGATAACATAGAAAGTGGGAGGGTTAATATGGAAGAAATTATTAATAGTAGAATTGCATCCTTAATTATATGTGCTGATGCAACAAAGAAACAAAAAAAAGCTTATAATAAAAATGGTATCTTAGTTATTGTAGTAATAGCAATTGTTGAGGCTGTTTTGTTATTCGGGGTACCGCTTATAAGTGAGAAAAATTATTTTGATGCAATAGTTGCGGCTATTACGTCTATTGTAATAGCTCTTGCTATATCAACAGTATTATCTTATTTTTCTGAAATTAATAGATGTGATGATAAGATTTATGCTTTAAATAAGGAAATATATGAATTGGGTAAAGATTTGTATTTAAATAATACCATGGACATAACAAATAAAGAATATTTTGAAAAAGAGGTACTATACAAGTATAAATAATGATTAAGGCACTCAAGTAGTGCCTTTTATTATGGCAGGATAGAGTCTACAAAAAAAGATTAGTCTTGGGAACTAATCTTTTAGTTAAGCCGGAAATACTATTATTTTGGTGTGTGACGTTTATGAGGATGAACTTTTGTTCCATCGTCACGAGTGTACCCTTTAACTTTTACAGTCATAGGACCTGGTCGTTTAGGTCGTTCAGTGCATTTTCCACCAGATTTAGCAGCCATTGAATCACCTCCGTATAAAGAATTTCAAGGAATAATTCAAATAAAGAACGGCTTAACTATGAATATTATAACTAATGTTATGGAGGTATGAAATTAAAATGCTCTTTTACTCAATTAATATTTTAGGTACAGAATACAGGATATTTAAGCGTAAAAAAGATAAAGATAATCGCCTTTCAAACAAAGATGGATTTTGTGATCATCATGCAAAAGAAATAGTTGTATTAAAGTGCGAGGAAAATAAAGATGATATCGATCAGATGCGTAATCTGCAGGATTATGAGAAGAAAATTCTAAGGCATGAAATTATACATGCCTTTTTATACGAATCGGGTTTAGATATAAATTCCCATGATATAGATCAGTGGGCGCGTGATGAGGAGATGGTTGATTGGATGGCGATTCAGTTCCCTAAAATGTATAAAATTTTTGCAGAATTAGATATTTTGTAAATATAGAAAAAGCAAACACGGAGGTGGTGATATGACTTGAAAGAGAAATACGAGCTAGCATATGATGATTACATATCAGGCATGAAGTATAAAGACATAGCAGCTAAATATGGCGTGTCTGTTAGCGCAGTCAAGTCATGGAAAAGCCGGTACTGGAAAGATAAAAAGTTGCAACCAAAAAAAGCAAAGGTTGCAACCAAAAAGGTCGCAAGAGAAATTGCTAAAAATATAGCTGATGATTATGGAGAGCTGGATGAAGATAAACAGCTCTTTTGTATTTACTGCTTAAAATATCACAACCATGTAAAGGCATACCAAAAAGTCAAACCGAAAGTTACATACGGCAGTGCAGCTGTCATGGCTAGTCGTTGGTATAAACTGCCTGAGGTCCAGGAAGAAATTAAAAGGCTAAAAGTAGAAATGTACGCAGATGCACTTCTTGATCCGCAGGACATTGTACAAAAATATATCGATATTGCATTTGCAGATCTAAATGATTATCTAGAGTATGGCCGAGAGTTAGTACCTGTTATGGGACCGTTTGGACCTGTTACTGTAAAAGATGAGCTGACAGGTGAAACAGTTGAACTAAAAAAAGAGATAAATGTCGTGAAACTCAAAGACAGTGCTTTTGCTGACGGGACTATTCTCAGTGAAGTCAAACAGGGACGCGATGGCGCTAGCATAAAACTGAGTGATCGTATGAAGGCCTTGGACTGGCTAGGCAGGCACATGAACCTTGTTACTGAAGAACAAAGAGCCAAGATTGATTTGATTAAAGCACAGACCCAGAATATTACTGGTGGCAATGATGAAGAAATTGAAGATGCAGATGATGGATTTATCGAAGCTTTATCGGGTACTGCAATTTCTGATTGGAACGAGGGTCAACAAGATGGCTAAAATAAAGCAGGTCATTTTTAAATTTAAACCATTTAGTAAAAAGCAACGTATGATTTTAAACTGGTGGACTAAGGATAGTCCGGTAAAAGATAATGATGGAATTATTGCAGATGGTGCTATCCGTTCAGGAAAAACCATTGTAATGTCCTTGTCATATGTTTTATGGGCAATGACTACTTTTAGTGGTCAAAACTTTGGAATGGCAGGTAAAACAATAGGATCTTTTAGACGTAATGTTTTATTTTGGCTTAAACTTATGCTTAAAGCTAGAGGATACAAAGTAAATGATCACCGTGCCGATAATCTTGTTATCGTTAGAAAGAAGAATATCGAAAACTATTTTTACATTTTTGGTGGTAAGGATGAACGATCACAAGATTTAATTCAAGGTATCACATTGGCAGGAATGTTTTTTGATGAAGTTGCATTAATGCCCGAAAGCTTTGTTAATCAAGCAACTGCACGTTGTAGTGTTAAAGGATCTAAATGGTGGTTTAACTGTAACCCGCAAGGTCCGTTTCACTGGTTTAAAGTTAATTGGATAGACAAATCAATTGGTTATTTAAATGCAGAACAAATAAAAGAATTAGAACGTAAAAAAGAAACTGTAAAAAATATATTGTATGTTCATTTTACAATGAACGACAATTTGTCTTTAGATAAAGAAGTCAAAAGAAGATACGCTTCAGCGTATAATGGAGTTTTTTATGATAGATATATCCGTGGTTTATGGGCTGTCGCTGAAGGTGTTATTTATGACATGTTTAATAGAGATAAGCATATTGTCAATAAACGTCCTAAAATTGATGAAAACGAAAAAAAATATATTAGTTGTGACTATGGAACCCAGAATCCCATGGTCTTTTTACTTTGGGAAAAAGGGGTTAATGAAACGTGGTATGCAACAAAAGAATATTATTATTCTGGTCGTGAAGAAAGAAAACAAAAAACTGATAGCCAGTACGCTGATGATTTAATTGAATTTATTGGTAGCTTGAATATTGAATATATTATAGTCGATCCAAGTGCAGCATCGTTTATAACTGAGTTGAAAAGCAGAGGATTGAGCGTCAAACGTGCTAGAAATGATGTCTCAAATGGTATTCGTTCAGTCGGAACAATGCTTAATCTAGGAAGAATTGGTTTCCTTGATACTTGCAAAATGGCGTTAAAAGAGTTCTCTATTTATGTATGGGATTCAAAAGCAACTAGCAGAGGAATTGATGCACCGATAAAAGAAAATGATCACTGTATGGATGCAATAAGATATTTTGTTAACACAATTTTAATTAATAAAAATAAATTAAACACTGATTTGAAAGGGGGAATTTAATGGAAATTTTTAGATTGCCAAAAGATACGGTTATGACACCTGATTTATTAGCCGAATATATTAGTAAACATAAGATGCTTGTAAATGGTCATTATCAAAAACTGCATGATGCTTATGAAAATAATTATGACATATACAATCAGCCAGACAAAGAAAAATGGAAACCTGACAATCGCATATCTGTAAACTTCGCCAAATATATCGTTGATACATTCAACGGTTTTTTTATTGGAAACCCAATAAAAATAAATGGTAAAGATAAGGGTACAAATGATTATATTGCTTTTCTAGATTCTTATAATGATCAAGATGATAACAATGCTGAACTATCAAAGATTTGTTCAATTTATGGACACGGTTACGAAATGTATTATCTCGATGATGATATGCAACAGTGTATTACATATCTTTCTCCGCTAGAGGCATTTATTATTTATGATGACAGTATTATTGAAAAGCCTTTATTTTTCATAAGATACTATAAAGATTATAAAAATGTTGAACGTGGGTCATGGTCTGATGATACAGTTATTCAATACTTTCATCAAAACGGATCGTATGTTTTCGATGACGATGAACATCTTCATGGTTTTGATGGTGTGCCGGTAACTGAGTATGTTGAGAATGCTGAACGCACCGGTATTTTTGAGTCAGCTATGCCGATGATCAACGCCTATAACAAGGCTATAAGTGAAAAAGCTAATGATGTTGATTATTTTGCAGATGCCTATTTAAAAGTTCTAGGTGCTAAACTTGATACAAATGGTGTTAAACAGATACGTGATAACCGTATCGTTAATTTTGAAGGTGATCCAGAAGTTAATATGGTTGTTGAATTTATGGATAAACCAAATTCAGATGGAACACAGGAAAACTTAATTGAACGTCTTGAAAGATTGATATTTCAGATTTCTATGGTTGCGAATATTAGTGATGAAAATTTTGGTACAAGTTCCGGAATAGCATTAAAATACAAACTTCTATCAATGACGAATCTAGCAAAGGCTAAGGAACGTAAATTTACAAGTGGAATGAACAGGCGTTACAAACTCCTTTTTTCACATCCGCTTTCTAAAGTAAAAAGTGATGCCTGGGTTGGTCTTGATTACAAATTCACTTTTAATATTCCTGCTAATATCACCGATGAGGCGCAAGTTGCAAGTTCGCTTGAAGGTATAATCTCAAAGGAAACACAATTAAAAGTTCTTTCGATCGTTGACGATGTTCAAGGTGAAATCGACCGTTTAAAAAATGAAGAACAGGATGCTGAAAATGATATCGTTGCTAAAACAATGTTTGAAAATGGCACTGACTTGGATTATAAGGATGATGCTGTTACTGAGGTTCAAGGAAAAACTTTAAATGGTGCTCAAACACAGTCGTTATTAGCTATAATGGCTCAATTCACCTCTGGTACTATAACTGAGGGTCAGGCTGTGAAATTAATTTCTACTGCAATCGGTATTGATACAAATGAAGCTAAAAAAATATTAAGTGGTGAATTGTAATGGGCAGTTATGATTACTGGCGCAATCGGGAAAATGAGCAACATAAGCACAATATCACTGAAGAAAAGAAATATAATCAGGAATTAAATAAAATTTACAAAGACATGATGGATGAGTGCAAGAGGTCCATTAATAATTTCTATGCTAAATATGCTAGTGAAAATGGTATAACCATGGCTGAGGCTAAGAAAAGAGCTTCTAAGTTAGATATAGAAGAATATGCGCGCAAAGCTGCTAAATATGTAAAAACAAAAGATTTCACCAAAGAAGCTAATGACGCAATGAAAATCTATAACTTGACAATGAAAGTAAATAGATTGGAGCTGTTAAAAGCTGATTTAGGTCTTGAACTTGCTAAAGGTCACAGTAAGATTTATCAGCTGTTTTATAAAGCGTTAAAAAAACGCTCTATAGATGAATTCAAGCGACAATCAGGTATTTTAGGCAAAACAGTACAAAATAACACTAAATTGGCTAATTCAATCGTTAATGCGTCGTTTCACAATGCTACTTTTAGCGATCGTATCTGGATGCATCAGGATTTATTAAAAAGTGATTTAAATAAATTATTACAAATTGGCCTTATTCAAGGTAAGAATCCAAAAACACTTGCAACTGAGCTTAGAAAGCGTTTTAACGTAAAACAGTCGGATGCTGAACGATTAATGCAGACTGAGTTAGCAAGAGTTCAAACAGATGCACAAAAAAAGTCCTATATTGAAAATGGGTTTGATGAATACGAGTATATTGCTTGCGGTAGCAGTGATGTATGTGATACGTGTAAATTAATGGATGGCAAAGTGTTTAAAGTTAAAGATATGATGCCTGGACTAAATGCTCCACCGATGCACCCAAGGTGTCATTGTTCAACCGCTCCTCATATTGATAGAGCAGAATATGAGTCATGGCTTGATTTCCTTGAAAAAGGTGGTACTACCGAGGAATGGGAAGCTCAAAAAAGATTCAAGTCTAATATGAACAAACAACTTAATAAGCTATCTGAAAGTGAAAAGAGTATCTTAAATCGTTATACTGGGATTTTCGCTTTTCAACTTAATAGTAGTTTAAATCATGGTAAATATGATAAATATCAAAATGAAATTAATATATTAGATAATGCATTGAGCAAAGGGGTAATTCTTGAAGATATTACATTGAGAAGAAAAGTTGATCTAGGTTTTTTTGTTGAAAAAAGCAAATATAACATAGAGGATTTAAAAAAATTAATCGGTATTAAAATTATTGAAAAAGGATACTCCTCAACTTCGTTAAATTTATTTGATGATATCGATTTGAAAGGCCGCAATGGTTTTATAGAATTTGATGTCCCGAAAGGATATAAAGGCGCGCAATATATAAAAGATCTAGCATATCCAAAATTTAAAAATCAAGAAGAAGTATTATTTAATAGAGGACTGTGTTATATTATAAATGAAGTAAGAGAAGAAAATGGAATTTATTATATAAAAGCAGAGGTGCTAAAAAATGATTGATCCTAAAGATTATCCATTTCATGTCAAAGAACTTGGCGGTGAAGAAGAATTTAAGGAGTACATACAACTATGGAAAAAGGATGCTCCCTGGTCTGACGATGAACATATTAAAAATATACTTAACGGTGAAGAAGAAGCCAAAGTAAGTATATCAATGTGGTGTAATCCTTGGATGTAGGAATATATTAAAGTCGATAATTAATCGGCTTTTTTATTTTTAAAAATGGAGGTATAAGTGTGGCGCGAATAGAAAGCGGTGTAACTGGTGTTGTTAGTAAAATAGACATTAATAGTTTAGAAATAGATGAAATTAAAGAAAAACTCGATACACATATTAAAGAATTCAATGGTTGTGTTGAACATATAGATACCGGAATCAACTATTTAAAAGAGGATATTGAATATCTTCGAAAAGAAAACAAGACAAATAAGTTAGAGATGATGATACTTAAAGATAGCTTGAAAAAATTATCGTATTGGTTATGTTGTGTAATTGTAATTAATTTTATTTTGCTAATTGCTATAATGCTATTTTTTTAGAGAGAGGATAATGCAAAATGAGTATAAAAGTAAATTCGATTATAATTTCAAACTTAATTGTTTATTTTATTCTTTTTTACCATTTGCTATCAAGGTGAAATTTATGATTAAAATAGATGTTAAGAGATCACGTGATCATATTGCGGTTTCTTGTGTTGGTCATGCAAATTACAATACTGTTGGGCAGGATATCGTTTGTGCGGCAATTTCTAGTTTATTACAGACACTTTGTTATTCTTTAGAGGAGTTAACACAAGATAATGTAAATGTTTGTTTAAAAAGCGGAAATTCTTTAATAGCAATATACAAACCTACATCAAAGAGTCAATTGCTGGTTGATTCTTTTTTTATAGGATGTAGAGAGATTGCTAACGTATATAGTGATTATGTTGAAATATCTAAAAATTAAATATATTAATTAGCGTTCATTTGTATGAACGCTTTTTATACGTCCAGGCGTGAATGACATTAAACTTTACGGATTGTTGGAGGCGTGGAAACCAATAAAAAAACTACGGATAGGTTAGGCGTGAAAACTTTAAATTACGGAGGAAAAGAAAATGAAAGATTTAGAAAAATTATTAAAATTACCATTATTAAAAAATAAGTTCGATTTACAGCTTTTTGCTGAAGATAGTGACAATGGAGAAGATGGTGAGGATCCGGACAACGAACCAAACACCTCACTTAAAGATGGTGAAGGTGAAAATCCTAGTGACAAAAAATACAGTGATGAAGATGTAGATAAACTTATTTCTAAAAAATTTGCTGAATGGGAAAAGAAACGTCAAAAAGAAGAAGCAAAATTCAAAGAGGCTCAAAAATTAAAAAATATGACTGAGCAAGAAAAAAAGGATCTTGAATTCAAACAACTGCAAGAAAAAATTGCGAAGTATGAGAAGCAGGCTACATTAGGTGAAATGTCTAAGGTAGCCCGGTCAATTTTAGCAGATGAAGAAATTAGTGTTAATGACGAACTTTTAGCTAATCTAGTATCAGAAGATGCTGATACAACTAAAGCTAATGTTGAAAACTTTGCAAAGATTTTTAAAGCAGCAGTTCAAAAGGAAGTTGCAGCTAAATTACGTCACGAACCACCTAAGAAGGGTTCTAAGACGAAAATGACCAAAGAAGAGATTTTTAAAGTTGAAAACACAGCTGAAAGACAAAAATTAATTAGTGAAAACATGGAATTATTCCAATAAAAAGGAGAGATAAACAATGAAAAACAAAAATAAGTTTAATTTACAATTACATGCAGCAGAAACAAATTTGACTGCTGGTAAAGATTTAGAACCAGCTATTTCGATTGATTACACAAGCCGTTTAAACAAAAATATTAATGAGCTGCAACGTTTATTAGGAGTTGCTGAAATGATTCCAATGAGCGCTGGAACAACTATTAAAATTTATAAAACGGAACAAGTAAATACACCTGATCAGGTTGGAGAGGGCGAAACTATTCCTTTAACTGAAATTGATAGAAAATTAGCTAGAACAGTTGAATTAAAGTTAAATAAATATAGAAAAAGTACATCAGCAGAAGCTATTCAACGTTCAGGACGTTCATTAGCAGTAAATCAAACAGATGAAAAATTAATTTCTGGTGTCCAAACTTCAATCAAAAAATCATTTTACACTTTAATTAAAACTGGAACTGGTACAGCAAAAGGAACAAATTTACAATCAGCATTAAGTGCTGCATGGGGAGCGTTACAAAAGTTCTATGTTGATATGACTGTAACACCTATTTATTTTGTATCAAGTGAAGATTTAGCTGATTATTTGGGAAATGCTCAAATTACATTGCAAACTGCTTTTGGTATGTCTTATATTGAAAATTTCTTAGGTTTAGGAACAGTGATTGTTTCACCTGAGTTAGAAAAAGGAAAAGTTATTGCTTCGGCTAAAGAAAATATTAATGGTGCTTTTGTTCCTGCAAACAGCGGTGACGTGGCTCAAACATTCAACTTAACAAGTGATGCTACTGGGCTTATTGGTATGACACATAATATTGATGGGAAAACAGCAACATTTGAAACTTTATTGTTCAGCGGTGTCATCTTTTTCCCTGAATTTTTGGATGGAGTAATTGTAAGTTCTATTCAAGCATCTGAAGTATCAGTTGGAGCATAATTAGGGAGGAAAATAAAATGTATAAAGTTATTAAATATTTTACTGATTTACAAGATAATGAACATCCATACAATGCGGGGGATACATTCCCTCGTGATGGATTGACAGTATCTAGAGAACGAATTATTGAACTGGCTACTGCCAGTAATAAACAAAGTACGCCGTTAATTACATTTATTGAAGATAAAAGTAATCAAGCTCAAGACGAAAATGAAGCAGTTGAACCCGAAAAGCAAAAAAAGGACGAAACAAAAAAATCCGAACCTAAAAACTCAGCTTCAAAGAAATAATGGTGTTGCCTATGACAATACTTGAAAATGTCAAAGAATTACTAGGTAACCCCAAAAATATTGACGATAAACTAAACGTGATTATTGAGCTTACTCAAAAACGTTTAGGAAATTTGTTAAGTGTTAAAGAAGTTCCTGAAGAACTTGAATATATTGTTATTGAAGTATCGGTAATTAGATTTAATCGTATTGGTAGCGAGGGTGTATCTTCTCATTCAGTCGAGGGTGAAAGTATGTCTTTCAACGACGATGATTTTGATAGTTATGATAAAGATATCAGGTCATGGTTAAATAATCAGAGTGATCTAAAAAAAGGAAGTGTATGTTTTTTATGAGATATGACACTCCTGTTTATTTTCAAACTGTTAAAAGTGGCCAGTATGATCAAAATACAGGTAATTATGGAGATGATACTATCGTCGAAAAAGAATTAATGGCCAGTGTGATGGATACCAGTACTAAAACAATGCAATTAATTTATGGAACTATTAAGCAAGGGAGTTTAACTATTCATATTCAAAATCATTGGAATGAAGTATTTAATTTTATTCGCATTGATAAGAAACAATACAAAGTTGACTATAGTAGAAAGCTTAAAACAAAACATATTTTTGTGCTTTCGGAGGTGACTTAATGGCTAAAGTTTTTTATTTAGAGGGTTTAGAAAAATTAAGTAATAAACTTAAGAAAAATATCAAGATGGCTGATGTAAAAAGAGTTGTTAGTACTAACGGAGCTGAGTTAACAAATAAAATGACTCGTAATGCTAATTTCGTTAAGGGATATCAAACTGGTACAACTAAAAGGAGTATACAGTTATCGAAAGAAGATAGCGGTTTTACTGCTATTGTTGAACCAGGTACTGAATACAGCCCGTATCTAGAATATGGTACCCGAAAAATGGAGGCTCAGCCCTTTGTTGGTCCTGCGTTTAATGAACAAAAAGAAATATTTAAAAAAGGTATGAAAAAACTAGTTGAGTGAGGTGTATAAAAGTGGATCCACAACAAGAACTGTTTAGTTATCTGTTAGTAGAACTAAAAAAGTTATATCCAGACAATGTCTATGATACTTTTTTACCACCAGATAATACCCCTTACCCGTTTATATATGTTGGCAATAGTCAATTAATTGATGATGCTAATAAAAGTGCTGTATTTGGGAATGTCTATCAAATTATCCATGTATTTCACAATAATCCTAAGCAGCGTGGGACAGTCTCAAAGATGCTTCTTGATATAAAGAAAGTATCTAGAGAATTAAATCATACAACTAATTTTGCGTGGTCGTTAAAAAATGTTAGTCAAGACATTATGCCAGATACATCAACAAGCATTCCACTTTTACACGGGGTGCTTTCTTTAGAGTTTAAATTTAATTAGGAGGAGGTAACATATGAGAAGATTTGATTTACAGCTTTGTGCAGCGCCTGAAGCGGTACAAGGTAAAAAAATTGTTTATTTATATAGAATTTTAAGTAGTGCAACTACAAAAGATGGAGCAACACTTGCTTTTACAACTGAGAACGGTCGTACAAAGAGCAAGGATGCTGATTCCACAGCAACTAAGGACGGATCAATTCGTACACCCGGGGTTACTGAGGTAGAAGTTACTGCTACAAGTATTTTAGCAGTTGGTGATACTTTAATCGATGAGTTAGAAAAAGCCTTAGATAATGATGAGCTTGTTGAAATTTGGGAAGTAAATTTAGCCGAAAAAGGCACAGAAGGTAATGTTGGAAAATTTAAAGCAAAATATTTCCAAGGATACCTTACAGAGTGTGAAATAACTTCTAATGCTGAAGATATGGTTGAAGTTTCTCTTACATTTGGGATTAATGGCAGTGGAGTAGATGGTTATGCCACAGTATCTCAAGAACAACAAGAAATGGCAAATTATGTGTTTGCTGACACAAAGAAAACTGGAGCATAGAAATACGCTCTTTTTAAATTGAAGAAAGAAGAGGAAAAATTATATGGAATTAACAATTAATGGAATTGTATATAAATTCAAAGCATCTATCGGATTTGTAAGAAAAGTAAATAAAAATGTAACGCAAAAAGATGAATTGGGTGTAGAAAAGCAAGTTGGTTTAACTTATTTGGTAGCTGGCTTAGTAGATGGCGAAATTGAAGAATTGATTAATGCTCTAGATTATTTAAATGATGGCATGACGCCTAGAGTTACTCGTGAGCAAATTGAAGAATATATCGATAACGAAACGACAGATGTTGAAAAATTATTTGAGGTTGTAATTGATTTTTTATCGAGTGCGAATGCATCGAAAGTCGCAATCAAGAAACTGTTCGAGAGAGTGGAAGAAGCGAAGAAACGGGAAAAAGAACAACATTAGAAGATATTCGATCATTCGATGAAACTTATAAAGAGATAGCATTAAATTGTTTTAGATATTTAGATTTTAAGAATTTTGATCAAGTTGATTTATTAACCTTTGCGGAATATGAACTATTAATGAAAGCAGTAGAGCTAAAGGAACTCGATTTGAATTATCACATTCATTTGCTAGCGTTTAATAATTTTAAAGTCAAAGCAAGAAAGAAAGCAGGTAAAAATAAAACTCGACCAGTTTTCGATACTTTCAAGAAGTTCTTTGACTATGAATATGAACTTAATAAAGTTCTTGGAAAAAAAGAAGATAAATTTTCTAAAGTTAAAGAATTCATGAGAAAAAGAGGTGAGAAAAATGGCAGAGAGTTTTAGTGTAAAAGCTATATTATCGGCTGCTGATAAAGGATTTACTTCCACAATGGAAAAAGCCGATTCCAAATTGTCGAGCTTAGGCAGTAAAATTAAAAGTGGACTTGGTTTTGGTATTCTTACTGGAATTGGGCAACAAGCTTTTTCAAGTATCACAAGTGGTATTTCGGGTGTTATAAGTGAATTAGGAGCTTCAAGTGCAGCTTGGAAAACCTTTAATGGTAACATGGGAATGCTTGGAAAAAGTTCTGATGAAATAATTTCTACAAAAAAAGAACTACAAAAATTTGCAACACAAACAATCTATAGTGCTAGTGATATGGCTACTACTTACAGTCAGCTGGCAGCAGTTGGAACAAAGAATTGTACACAGTTAGTAAAAGGTTTTGGTGGTCTTGCTGCGGCAGCTGAAAACCCAACGCAAGCAATGAAAACTTTAAGTACACAAGCTACACAAATGGCCGCTAAGCCGAAAGTTGCTTGGCAGGATTTTAAACTAATGCTTGAGCAGACCCCGGCTGGAGTTGCAGCGGTAGCGAAAGAAATGGGTATGAGTACTTCTAAATTAGTTAGTAAAGTTCAGGATGGAACTGTTAAAACCGAAGATTTTTTCAATGCCATTGCTAAAGTTGGAACAAATGACGCTTTCACAAAATTGGCTACAGAATATAAAACTGTAGACCAAGCAATGGATGGTTTGACTGAAACTCTTGGAGTTAAATTAGCTCCGGCATTCGACTATGTTTCAAAAATTGGGATTGATGCAATTTCTGGTCTTGTTGATAAATTAGATGGTTTTAACGCCGACAGCTTAGTTAATACAATTTCGGGAGCAATAACCACAATTCAACCCTATTGGGATGCTTTTAGTAAAGCTGCTGGAAAGGTAGCAGGAGCACTATTTGATGTCGGAGGTGTGATTGTTGATGTAGGTGCCTCAATAGCAACAAATGAAACGGTTATTAAAACGTTTAGTGATGTTATGTCTTCAGCCGGTGATGTGATTGCATTTGTTGGGAATATAATTGCAGATAATAGTGACATAATTGTTGCAGCTACACCGTGGGTAGCAGGTTTCTTTTTAGCATGGAAAGGCTATAAAAAAATTAGTTCAGCTGTTACTGCATTACAAAAATTTGGTGATAAGTTAATGGGTATTTCTGATACCGTATCTTCTGGTGTAACAAAAAAAATAACTAATGTTGCTGATGGAATAAATGACACAGGCAATGCAGCAAAAACAAATGCAAAAAACATGCTAGCATCTGCTAAATCTTTTATGATGATGGGAGCGGGTATTTTGATGGTGAGTGCAGGTTTTGCATTATTAGCTTATTCCGCTATACAGTTAGCTAATGCAGGACCTTTAGCAATTGGTGTGATGGCTGGTCTTGTGGTTGCTTTGGCAGCTATGGGAGCTGGTATGACTTTGATGTTGAACTCTATTAAGCCTGGGGCTGCAAAATTAAACGCTATTTCACTTGCAATGTTAGCTATGGGAACGGCATTAGTTCTAGTTTCAGCTGGATTTGCAATCTTAACGGCTAGTGCTATTAATTTAGCAAATGCTGGACCACTTGCAATTGGGGTTATGGTCGGAATGATAGCGACTATTGCATTATTAGCGGCAGGAGCAGCTATATTAGGGCCTGCATTAACAGCGGGAGCAGTTGGGTTCGTAGCTTTTGGTGCTGCTATTGTTTTGGTTGGAGTAGGAGCTTTATTAGCAGCTACTGCCTTAACGTTAGTGGCTGGTGTACTTCCTACTGTCTGTGAATACGGATTATTAGGAGCAGGAAATATAGCTTTATTAGGAGCGAGTATGATTGCTTTTGGAGCAGGTGCTGTAGTAGCTGGAGCAGGTGCTTTAATTTTAGCTGCTGGTTTAATTGCGGTAGGAGTTGGTGCATTAGGTGCAGCAGTTGGTGTATTAGCTTTGGCTGTTGCATCAGTTGCTTTGGGAGCAGGAATTAATTTGTGTGCTCTAGGCGCAGTTATTTTAGGACCGGCATTATTAACTTTATCAGCAGGGGCGCTCGCTGCTGGAGCTTCTTTGCTAGTTTTAACTGCCGGGGTATTAGCGTTTACAGCAAGTGGCGTTGCCTCTCTGGCAGGAACAATTTCATTAACTGCTGGGTTCGTAGCTTTTGGTGCTTCTTTATTGGTTGTAACCGCCGGTATGATTGCTTTAGCTGCTGGGTTATTAGGTGTGTTGGGTAGTATGAAATCAATTGCATCTAGTGCAAAAACTACTGAAAAATCATTGAAAGCAATGAAGTCTTCAATTAGTTTTGTTAACAGTGCACTTGAAGGACTGGGAAGTTTAGCAAAATCTGCAATTAAATCACTTATTAGTTCTTTTAGTAATGTTGAGGGTAAAGCTAAAACCGCAGGGCAAAATATTGGAAACAATATTTCTAGTGGTGTTCAGACCGGAGCTACTAAAATGGTATTAATAGCATCATTAACAACAATGCAAACTATCGGAGTGTTCCAAAATGGTCAGGCAGGAGCCTACGGGGCAGGTGTTTACATTGGTCAAGGGTTAGGTAATGGTATGAGCTCACAACTCGGCTATGTAAGAAGTGTTGCTTCTCAACTTGCAAGTGCTGCGGAAAAGGCTATCCGTGCTAAAGCGCAGATTCATTCACCTTCAAGGGTTAGTACTAAACTAGGTAATTTCTGGGGTAAGGGATTGGGCAATGGTATTGTAGAAATGAAAAATTTTGTAAAAAAAGCAGCAGATAAATTATTTTCAATACCAGTTTTAAACAATCCTAAAATTGCTTTTGCAGGTGACTTTGATAGTAATCTTTCAGAAGATTACGAATATTATCAAAATACTAAATACACTATTAATGTACCTGTAATTATGGACGGCAAAGAGGTTGCTCGTGTAACTGCGCCGTTTACGCAGGAGGAAATAGAAAAAAATGAAAAATTAAAAAATATGATCAAGGGGGTGAAATAGTAGATGTATGAATTCGTAGATACTGATGAGATGTATACTAAAACAATACTTCCCGCTGAAGCAATGTCCTACAATGGCGTTTTTATTGAAAATGAAATACCGGGGTATCGGACATTATATGTAAGCGGTCGTGAGCTGATGGAAAGTGAAGTACAAGATGAAACGGTCAATTTATTGGATGGAACCAATTATTTAGGTAAACGGTATCCATCAAGGACTATTACTGTTACATATCAATTAATTGCATCTACTTGCCTCGAATTTCGTGATTCATTTAATAAATTAAATCGTCTTTTAAAAGATGAACAGGTTAAAATTATTTTTAATGATGAGCCAGATAAATATTTTATTGGTACAAAGATTGGAAACAGTATCCCTGGTCCTGGATCAAATAGTATAACTGGAAATATTGAAATATATTGCAGCGATCCGTTTAAATATTCAGACGTATTAAAAGAATTTATTGCTGAACCAAATGATAATGGGGTTCTTGAAGTGACAGTGATTAATGATGGTTCTGTTTCTGTTCCTATTGATTATGAAATAACTCACAACGCTGAAAGTGGTTTTATTGGTGTTGTGAGTGATAAAGGAACGATGCAGTTTGGAAAAATTGATGAAGCTGATAAAGAGCCTTATGAACAAAATGAAAGGCTGGGGACACTATGGGATTTTATAAATTTACCAAACGATACTAACGGTACTGATTATATGCATCCTTCGCATAGTGTAAAAGGAACGCTGGGTACTAGTACTTGGTTTGATCAGACCTTTTTAACTCTTGGTGTTTCCGGTCCTATCTCCTCGAGTTCTAACGGTGGATTACGTACTCTTATACTTCCCAGCGATTCTGAAGGAAGAAAAGGTGCTAAAAATTTTTATTCATATTTCCACCTTATTTTTTATGCTGGTTTGATGGGACAAACGGGTGAAATGTGCATAAATTGGCTTACCGAAGACAACAAACTTATCGCTGGGGTATGTTGGTACAAAACCGATACAACTGGTAATACAGGAAATTATGAATTATGGGCCAATGGGAAAGTATTACACACCTACTCATATACTACAAGTCACCTTGGAAATCAAAATCCATGGTATTGGGACTGGGGTCATTGCGATCTAAGAAAAGAGGGTAATAGGCTAACCTTTTACTACTGGGGCGGATACCCGTCTTATATTATTCCTGAAGTAGAAAATATGGAATGTGCAAAAATACAAATTGCTATAAAACAATATGGTAATCGTGGTGGCTCAAGTTTTATGACCTACATGGGCGTAAATGATTTTGTATTTGATAAAATGAATGTTGAAAAATGGAAAGATATACCTAATCGTTATCAGCCAAATGATGTATGTGTCATTGATGGTGAAAGCTCAAAATTCTATGTTAATGGTATGTATCGGCCAAACGATGAAATATTGGGGAGTCAATATTTTAAAGCTGATTCTGGTGAAACAAAAATTCAATTTGTTGTTAGTGAATGGACTAAAACAAAACCGACAGTGAAAGTACGTGTAAGAGAGGCGTGGATATAATGGACAATGTCAGAATTGCTGTATTAGATGCATACGATAACGTATGTATTTTTTTAGATAATACAATTGATGAGGCAATGCACTATTATAAAGATGAACTGCACACCTATTTGTCGGGATCAGCTTATACATACTCATTCAAAACATTATCAAATCACGATGATTCTAAGTTCCTTACTGTTGGTAATAAACTTTCTTTTGTATATAAAAACAAAGGTTATTACTGCAATATTGTAAATAATGAGCGTAATGAAAAATATACTAAAGTTACCGCTTACGGTCTTTCATTGGAATTATCTAATGAAGAAACCGGACCTTATAAAGCAAGTAATGCTTTAAGTTTTGATGAATACATTAGAGCGTTTAACTTTGAAAATCAGGTGTTTGAAATTGGGATAAATGAGGTAAGTGACAAAAGAATAACTCATGAATGGGAAGGAACTGAGACTATTTTAGCTCGGCTTTTTTCGCTGGCAAATGTTTTTGATGCTGAAATTGAGTTTATAACCGAACTGAACAGCGATTATTCATTAGGAGGTATTGTTTTAAACGTTTATAAAAAACATGATACAAATGTTCAAGGAATGGGAACTGATCGTAGAAGTGAAATTATCCGTTATGGAATAAATATTAGAGGCATTTCTAAAATATCTGATATAACAGAACTTTATACTGCAATTCGACCAACTGGGACAGATGGGTTAACATTAGCCGGTATTGATAAAAAAGAATACGATTCAAATGGTAATTTAGAATATTATTCACCAAGTGGAACAATTGAAATTTTAGCACCTCAAGCAAGGGATAGATTTCCTTCTACCTTGACAACAAGTGAAAATGATCGTTATATCGCTAAGGTGTGGAGTTATGAAACAAGCAATGTTAATACACTTTATGGCCAGGCACTTGCACAATTAAAAAAGAACTGTATTCCTCAAGTTAGCTATGATGTAGATGGTTTTATTGATGCAAATATAGGTGATACGTTCACAATCGAGGATAAAGAGTATAAACCAACGCTTTACTTAGAAGCACGTATTACAGAGCAGATAATCAGTTTTACCGATCAAACTACATGCAAAACTACCTTTGATAATTTTGTTGAAAGGCAGTCGCAGATTGATGAATCCCTCATTAAACAAATGAATGATCTTATTGAAGCAAATAAGAGCTATAGTGCAAATATTATTTCTAGTAATGGGATTATATTCAAAAAGGATGATGAAAAAACAATCTTAGAAGCGCTTGTAAGTGATGGAATAAATGATATTACAGAAAAATTTACTATAAAGTGGTATAAAGACAGTTTTTTTCTTATAGATTCAAAAACAACAGAAGTTTCAGCAACGGATTTAGAAAATGATAGATCCGTTTTTCGTTTTGAAGCGTTAACTGATAACGGTGTTATAAAAGCAAGTGCGGAAGTAACTGTATTGAAACTTGTGGACGGAAAATCAGCTATAGTATTAAAAATTGACAGTGTTAACGGCTTTTCATTCAAAAATACTGGGGTTAATACAACTATGACAGTTCAAATTTTTGTTGACGATAAAATTATCGATACATCTCAAAAAATGTATGATGTTTTTGGCGAACAAGCAAAAATTATATGGGAAATAAAAAATATTGGTGAAACAGAATATACACCAATAAATCAAAATGATAAACGTTTGTCTGATAATGGTTTTATTTTTACATTAACCAACAAAGACATAAACAACAAAGCAACATTTAGATGCTTTTTAGACTTTTAAAGGAGGATAATATATGGCAATAAAAGCAAGTGCTCAGGTTGATTTAATCGATTTAACTGATGGTTATTCAGTAAACTTGAGTAACGATAATCATACGTTTCAAGGGACTACAAGCGCGGTCAACGGGACGCAATCTATTACATCGAAAATCACAGCAATGTGCGGCAGTGAAATTGTAGCTTGTACATTAGGTGCAATTAGCACACCCTCTGGTTTGAGTGTAGTTAGTGATAATAAAACTCCCGAACCAACAATTACAATTACAGCAACAAGCGCTTTAACTACAAGTGGAAGCTTTACAATTCCAGTAATTATAGGCGATATCACAATCGGAAAGGTATTCAGCTATGCTATTGCGTTTAAAGGAACAAATGGGTCCAATGGTACAAGTGTCACAGTAAAAGATACCAGTGTTACATATCAGGTTGGTAGTTCAGGTACAACTGTTCCAACTGGTTCATGGGTAGCCTCGCCTCCAAGTACATCGGCTGGTCAATATTTATGGACAAAAACGGTAGTAACCTACAGTGATGGTAAATCTACGACTGCATACAGTGTCTCTAGAAATGGTACTAATGGATCAAATGGTTCAAGCGTTACGGTAACATCTTCTGCCGTATCTTATCAAGCATCTTCAAATGGTACAACACCACCTACAGGAACGTGGTCTACTACACCAGTAACTGGAAGTGCGGGACAGTATGTATGGACTAGAACTGTAGTCACGTATTCAGATGGTAAGACTACTACATCTTATTCAGTATCAAGAAATGGTACCAACGGAGCTAATGGAGCTGATGCCTTTAATATTGCAATCATCTCATCTAATGGGACAATTTTTAAAAACACCGAAATCGCTACTACACTTACTGCTAAAGTATTCAAAGGTGCAACAGAATTAACCGGAAGTGCATTAACCAGCGCAGGTACAATAAAGTGGTATAAAGATGGTTCATCTACGGCTACTGCCACTGGCAGTACACTTACTATTGCAGCTGGAGATATCACAAATCGCGGAAGTTATGTCGCACAGTTAGAGGGATAAAAAATGGCGGTTAAGGCAAGAAATGAAATAACTTTGGTAAAGGTTGTTGACGGTACAGATGGAGACAGTGGGATTATAGTTTCATCCACTGCCCCGTCAAAACCAACAGTAGGTCAACTATGGCAAACTGCAACGGGGCAGCCTATTAAAAGATGGACCGGAAATTCGTGGGTGATTCACTATATTAGTGTAGATAATTTAAATGTAGATACCTTAAGTGCTATTGCTGCTAATCTGGGAAATATTACTGGTGGCAGTCTAAATATAAATGGAAAGTTTATTGTAGACACTACTGGTAAAATCACATCCCTGACAGGAAGTATAGGTGGTGTAAATATTTCTGATGGAGGGCTATCATCATCTAAAAGTAATCAAAATGGATTAACAACCAGCTATAATATTAAACCAGATGGTACTATTTCGTCAAAACAGACTGGTGGAGAAATGGATTATCTTTTGAATATGGATTATGGAATGATAGATTTATCTGCAACTCCAAATGACGGTACATCTGGCTCGTGGTCAAGACATAAAGGAATAAATATAAGCGGAGGTATTATAAATTTTTATAGTGGTTCTGCTGAAACTGTAGGAAGCATAGAAGTTGATACGTCCGATAATTGTATAAGAATAACTAATGCTGGTCATGAACAACCAATATTTGAGATGGTTGGAACTGTTAATGTAGAGATATAGGAGGGATGAAAAATGTTGATAAAATCAAT